TATATTCTTTGAACCGACTTGGTAATTCACTACCAAACCAGATATGATGAAAAACACGTGGAATCCTCATTTATATATCAACTTTGAATTTTTGATTATCAATCAGGTACTGGATAAAAATAGATGGGACGTATTGCCTTAACTCTCTCGAATTATCTAAATCGTCATTAAATAGAAATACAACATGTCCTGTAACATCGGCCATTAAAAGATTATTTCTACCCATTGCTACCTTTTTAAACCCGTTTACAGGGTCTTCTACTTCTATCTGTGCCATTGTGTTAAATGCCTTTTTAGGACGGAATAATCCTTTAAAGACATGTTTACTTTCAAATATTGGTATTGGTTGCTCTCCTTCATCTATACCATAGGTAAAATCTTCTACCGTTGCTTTGATGGTGTCTTCAAGCAGGCCCTGTAGGTTAATTGTTTCGGTCGGGGTGATCCATTGAATCTTAAGGTGGAAGTCTACTCGTGCCATTTGGTAGAACCCGTTTAATTCTGAAATTGGTAATCTGGCACCCCTCCAGCGGGTCTTTTCAATATCAACGGTACCTATTGTTTTCAGTGTCATTCCACGATCCATCCTGCAAATTCATTTATACGTTCATCCACATCACCATCAGCCGATATGTAGGCTTCTGATGGGTAATCATTTGGTTCTGTTCCGGGGTGGTAAACATGTTTGACCGGGTGTTCTGCTCCTTCCCAGTATAAGGCCTGAGCATTTACGGGGTATATGTCATGTGCCTCTGTTCCTTCTACTACCCAATCAAAGTGTCCTGATCCGCTGAAGATGAATCGTTCAAGTTGTCCGGTAGCTTCCCACATTGATAAGTCCGCTAGTTCGTGAGTTTCACCTAGTGGAGCTTCTCCTTCTAGATGTTCTTTATAGATTTCTGCTACGTCATCGAGCATTATAACGGCTTGTGGGATGAACTCATCTACCCTTGATTGGATGAATGGGGTGGCTTCGTCTTTGATTGAGAGGTCAATTGTTCCCATGATTAAAACCCTTGTTTCATTGGTACAACAGTGTTAATTAGATCTGGGAGGACTTTCACAATCTTAAACGTAAAATCAATCCCTTTAATAGTTACTTCTACTTTGCTTTCTTCTGTAAGATATTCTATATGCTTGTTTTGGAAGTAACCAACAGCATCTCCTGGTTTAAGTATTATATCGTCTATAATCTTTTCAGTTCCTTTAATAAGGTCTATTTGTGCTGTTATTGTGTGGGTGGTTTCATCATAGACCGGTTTGCTTTCTTCATCAATATCAATACATGTGGTAATGGTTATATCCCAGCCAACATGTTTTAAGAGCTTTTGGAAGGCCCGTTCATACTTATTCAATGAGATCACCTAGATTATTCCCAGGAAGATTTCATTCTTTGTGATACTGGCGATTTTGCTGTCTATTTTCTGTTTTGTGGATTTACTGTAACTGATTTGACTGTTCCCAGATTTGATTGAGGATATATCATCGTCTTCATCAAAGGACCCGTCAAGCTTTGCAAACACAATGTCCATGCAGATGTCCTTAGCTATGTTAATTATATCCGTGTTGTCCTCGCAAACAATGTAAGTAATGGAATAGTCGTATTCTCCTAGTGGGTCGGTGGTGAATGCTATCTTGCCGGTGCTGGTGTTTAAAGTATAGGTGTCTTCATCTACCGTTACCGTGTCAATTGTAAAGGTTTCTATGCTCTTTATCGGGGTGACCTTGAGATAGATATAGCTGCCACTGTGGGGTTCATCATTGGTCTGGGTGTACTCCGTATCGGTAAATAACCTGTTAGATTCTCTTTGTATGTAGCTGGTAGCCCAATCTATTTCAGATTGTAATTGTGCATCGCTCCAATCTGATAAGTCCACATCACGGCGTGGCAGGGCCGCCTCATCTTGGAGCTGTGTAAGTGTGATTAAAACCATAACTCATTTCTCCTTTCGATTATTTGATTAGTATCTCACCTGTGGCTGCGTTGGTGGTGTCAATGGTTACCCCATCATCTTCATGGCTGTATAACTCTTTTTTATTCCTTGTTAGATAGAATAAGGGTGTTAAATCGGATACATCCATATCTGTACCGTCCGGATTGGTGAACGCTAGTGGTATCCTCCACGTATCCCAATTATAAATATCTGGTAGTGTTACAGCCATTTTAATTTAACTCCGAACAATAATTCTAAAATCAGGCGATGTTCCCGCGATGGTTATCTCGGTAAAATCATTGAATATTTGATTAATAAGTGATTCTCCAGTTGCTAAAGTAAAAGTAAAGGTATCTGTATTATTTAATGCGAAAGTTAAGGTGTTGGTTTCTGAATCATTGTATATATCTATTCCTTTCCATGTTACACCCGTTCCAGCGGTGATTTTATCTTCAACGAGATCCGATTCAGTGAAAGCACCAACGGTTTTAAGTCCTTGTACTGGGATGGGATTATCCTCACTAACATTCCCTATTTCGCCATCTTTTTCTATTTTCAATGGTGGCATGATTAAGCCCCCTTCTTACGTCTTCCTTTTTTCTTAGGAGCGGCTTCTGGTTTAACTGTATAATCGTCATCTTCTAAATCGATAATAGCATCTGCAACGTCATCGCTGACATTGGCAACGCCATCCTTAAATACAATCCTTTTACCGGCCACACGTAGACTATGGTTAGCATGTTTGTGCTTAAATCGTACTTCTTTCATAAAATCAACCCCTAATAAATAAGTAAAAAAAAGAATAAAGTAATTTTAAGCTGCCTGTATAACAGGTACACGTACAACAGTTTCAGCAGTAGCAGCAGCACTAACAGTCACAGTTAAAGCACCCGTGGCAGGTACAAAACGCACACTATCAATCTTCACCGCCGTGGCATCTGCTGATGCTGCTGTAAAGTGGGCTTGTCCAATGAAACCGTTTATATCTGCTGCATTGGTGACGGTTGCGGATGTTCCTTCGGCTGGTATTGTTAGATCACGGTTTACTATCTTTAATTTTGGTTCTGTGATTTTATCATTACCAATCGTAAATGCTCCGGCGGCGTTGTTTGTAAGGTCACCGCTTACTGTTTTCGGTTCTGGCACGCCGTCAGCTGCACATATGGGTACTTGGGCCTCTGTACCTGTTGGTATGTTGGACTCGCCTTCTAATGCTCTTACCCGGTCACCTAAACCGGTTTCATAGCTGGAACGGTTTTGTCTGTTTATCCTTGCAGCTTCAGCGGTTGTTAATTGAGTCATAATTTAATCACCTCTCAAAAAATAGATAAGGAGTTAAGTAATCTCCTTATGTTTTAGTTTTAATACCGTAGATTTTACCGTTAAAGTTTTCAGCACGGCACATGAAGCTCTGGAATGAAGCTAATACGGATGGTGTGGTTAGTTTGGTCTTGGCAAGGTCTATGACACGTGGTTCCATCAGGTACTTGAGCATGACGGTGCTGTAATCAACGAAGAGTATCTGTTCATCATCACTCCCACCAGCAAGGGCAGGGTCTACGATGATTGGTATTTCACCAGCGGGGCTGTCGTAACGGGTTACTTGGAATCCGAAGGCCATTTCGGTCCTTGGGATTAATGGTGCGTTCACGTTAGGATAGAGTACATCTTCAAGTTGTGATTTAACATTACTTGAGGTGACTAATGCGCTTGGCATTCCACCAGCGTCCATTATAGTATCGCACATACTGTCTAACTGGAATTTATCAGTGATCTCATCAGTACCGCTGAAGTTGTCGGTGTTTGTGGTTATGAGGGTGGATAAACCTACCGGGTTGTTACCTCCAGATTCACCGGTTAGTATTGCCCTGTCAATATCTCTCAGGTGGGCTTCTAGTCCGTCCTGTATTTCCTGGTCGTATATATCTACTATGCTGTCCTGTGATCCCATTATCATCTGGTCGGTGATCTCTAATTGGAAGTTCCATGTGGTCATGGTTCCGGTTAATAGGTCATATACACTGTCGGTTGCACTGGTTAAAGTACCCCCTTCTGATATAAATCCACCGGCACCTCCGGATACTTTTTTAATGAATGCTGGTTTGTTTGATCTGGTTCCGGTTACTCTTCCCAGGCTGTTCAGGTAGGAATAGAATGGGTATTTTTTCACTACCATGTTTTGGAGTTGGGGGTCTATTTCAGGTTCTATTATATCCCCTGCGCTGGATGCTCCGGTGTTGATTGCTTTCTGGAGTTCTACCAGGTCGGATTTGCTTGCGAAGTGTCCTTCCATTGCTTCTTTTATTGTGGTCATCTTAATAATCCTCCTTTTAAATTTTATTTAGGCCAGTCCTTTGTTCTGGACTATCATTTCAGCGGCTTTTCTGGTGGAAACCTTTTTAACTTCTTTGGTTTCATCTTCTGGCTCTGGCTCTTCTGGGTTGATGAATTTAGGCCCACCTAATCGTTTGGATTTAGGTTCGCCTTCTCTTGCCTTAGCGATTGATTTAAGGGCTTTCTGGATTAGCTCTTCGTCTCTCTGTTCAAGGGTTTTAGCGTCCATAACAACGAGTTTGGCTTCTGGTTCTTCGGCTTCCTCTTCTGGTTCTATTCCCAGGGCTTTGAGTACGTTTGCAGTTACATTTTCTGCTATTTTGTTTTCATCAACTTCTTTAACCTCAGGAACCTCTACTTCTTTTTCAACCTCTACGGCTGGTGTTGGTTCTGGTTCGGGGGTTTTTATGAGTTCTTTAACTTCATCTAGTATTGACGCTTTGTTAGCGTCTAATAGTTCTTTCATTTCTTCTTTATCCATAGTTATATCCTCCTTTAATGTTTCAACGTCTTCAACGTCTTTATTTGAAATATTAATATCATACTTACGTTCAATACTCTTTATTATCTGGTTACAAACCGTGCAATCCTTATACTCTAAAGATGCCGTTCCAAGGGTCGCTTGATTGACCGGCATCGGGGTAAAAGTAGCATCCAATAGTAATCCTTCATCTAACTTTCTTATACCGTCTTCCATGTAGTCCTTATGACATATACCGCCAAATGAACCGCCCATGTGGGTTTTGGATTCTAATAGGTCGTTTACTTTTTCTTCCTTTGATTTGCGTACACGGCCTTTAACCCATAACTGGTTGCCTTTGATTTCCCCTTTGATAACGGGGCCTAGGGTGTTCTCTTCGGTGTATTTGTGTTCTAAGTACATATTTACACGTGGGGCTTGTTCTGCCATGCTTTTAAGGAAATTCTCTGTAACTTGTTCTTTTTCTAGATCTACATCGGTGGTTGCAAGTGCATATTCGAGGTATAGGAAGCCATCATCTCCACGGTAGGATTTAATGACTGGTAAGTTGAACCTGAATTTTTTATTTATTAATAGGTCATCATTCATTGCTTTATCACTCCTATGACGTTCTAACCACTCTTTTGCAGAGTTTTCGTCATACTTTGTTTTCTTAAATAGGTAAACATAAACTGCTGATTTACCACTACCTTTTAGTAGTCCTAGTCTGGCTTTTATCCCAGCCCCGTAGTTGGTGGTTCCTACAATGTTTATTTTGCCTTTATTGTTAAGCCTGAAATCACTTTCAGGGTGTTCTGGGTTGGGTATGTGGATGTAGTCTTCTGTACTGTATGGCATACGCTCAATAACTCCAAAAAAATAGTTAATTGAATTAAAAAATAATCTATTCAAGTGATGCAAGTCTAACGTTTTGTTGTTCACATCTACAACCAAAATGAGGTTCCGATGGCCAACTTAAAATACTATACGGACTTTTAGCTTCCAGTTCAAGGCATTCATCACATACACGGTCATCACCCCATGTTACCCAGTCAGCTATCAGATCACCCAGGATACCGGTGCCCATAATTAGAGCGCTTAATAAAGCTTCCCGGTGTGCTGCTAACCATCCCCACATCCCGGCTTTATCTGTATTGTTTTGTGCTTCATTGAATGCTGATTCGTAACTTTCGCAGTAATCTCTTAATTCATCTACTGTTAGGGTTGAATCTTCTTTATTGAGCTGTCGCATACATTCTGTCCAGTTTGATGTAGGTACGGCCTTCTGTATTGACTTCTTTTGTTTGGATGGTGCTTTATTCTCATTAATAGTGTTGATTAAAATAAGTTGTTCTAATCTTCCTAGTAGATTATTGCCTATCTTCCTAATATTTCGGGTCTGCTGTTCTCTGATTAAACCCTGTTTACTGTCATCTATCTTATCTATTTTGTATTCGGATTCACTGTCTATTTTTTCCAGTTCATTTAACCCCTCATCTATTCCTTCATCCCAGATTTGGGGTATGGATTTTTCTACAAGCTTTTGACCATTAACTACGAATTTATCAATTAATTTTTCTATTTTGTCTAATTTCTTTATCGGGGCTTCTTTTTTCCAGATAAATTTATTAATTTCTTCATACAATTTTTCTAGTAAACTTAATAGTTCTTTTCTGTATTCTAATTCTTCTTTAGTTGCTGTTCCTTCCCCAATGTCTTTATCTGGTTTAAAAGTTAATTGTGGTTTCACTGCCTTGGTTTTAAGTCCTTTCAGGTCTTCTGGTTTAAGGTTGCCCTCTTTTATGTTACTTATAATTAGGGCATCAAGTAACCCTTCATCTATCAGGACGTTACCAGACTTGCAGTGTTGGCACATAAAAAATCAACTTCGTTAAACCACGATATAAAGAAGTAAAATAGAAATAATAATTAATCGTATAAATAACCCTTCTCTCGTAATATTGACTTAACCTTAAAAGTATCCCGTTCTATCTGTTTAACCGGCTCTGTTGGTTCACCGTTGGATTGTAAGTAACCACCATTACCAACAGCATAAGATAAAGGTTCATCACCCCATTCCACTGGGTCTTCACCATAACCAGTTTTAACCTCATTAACAACAAGCGAACCGTTCCTTAACCGTATGTTCTCAATATTAACCCTCTGCATCTTATCTTCAAGGTCAATAACTCCAAAGTGGAACTCCTCATCCCATCCAAAGGATTTCCATGCAGACCCTAAGACCCGTTTAAACTCTGATTCAAATGGTTTAAAGATACGGCCCTGTAAACGCTTCTTAAATAACTTCATATCCTCTTCACTGTCACCTTTACCACCTAACTGTCCACCGTCTTTTACACCGACTAATTTTGGCGGTACCTGATAGGTCATGATACAACGGTCACGCATCATATTTAAGAGAGTGGTAAACTCAAGGTCACGATTACTTTGGGTTACTTTCTGGTATTTGGCCCCGTGTAAGGTTATATGTCCTCTGGGATTTTCTTTGGCCTGTTCTTTCATTAATTGAACAGCGGTACGGACATCATCATCTTTCATTTCTTTATCGAATTCAAAAGCACCCCTAGGGTCCATCTTAGCTTCAAAGAAATCATTATTAAAATTCCGGGCATTAATATCCATCATAATTGATTTTGCACAGATGTCTATCGGGCTTTGGCCCCATAACTCGTTTGTAATATCAGGTATCATTACGTGGATTAGTTCATCAGGTTCGTATCTGATATTGGTTCCGATTAGTCCGTACTGATCTGTGTCGTAGTGGTACATCATCCGATGGGGTTGTATGAAATATTGCCCTACCGGTAGGCCCCGGATGGTGTCATCGAAGCTTACTTCTGCAAAGAAATCCCCCGTACCTTGGTGTGATTGTATGGCCTTTGATATGTAGTTGGTGTAGTCTTCATGTTCATTGCTCCCGGCGGGTCGCTGGTAGAAGTCAGTTATGTAATTTACTATATCGGGGTCGTCGGTGTCTTTATCGTCACTGTAAACATCGAAGTTTGCAGATAAGGTTTCAACTACATAGGCATGTATGCAACTGTATATTATCTCGGTTTTCATTGCGGAGTAGTACGTACTCCATGTTACTCTTGCGGATTTCTGTCTATCGGTTCCGTAATTACCCGCCATTGCTAGGTAGGGGTACATCCACCCGTACCCTGCGTTGCCTATATTTTGTTTTCTTCCTGGTTTCCGTGTTATCTGAAAGGGTAGGGCTTTTTGTATTGTTTGTAGTATTGACAAGTCTTTTAAACCTCGATAAATAATTTATAATTTATAATGTAACGTAACCAACACCGGCGAATTTCTTTTCAATAATCATTCTGAAGTAATTATATCCATAAGCAAAAGTATCGGTAATATCATCATGCTGACCCTCTGGGAAAGCTCTTAACTCTTTATTCACACGTTCAATCAGTTTCTGGTCATTAAGCATTATAAAGAACTTCCGATCCAATATACCGTTCTTAAGTGGTGTGGCTCGGTCTGGTTTAGATTTAATCGCCTGTGCACGGTAAACCCGGTAACCTTCCAGTTGTTTCTCCCATTCCTTAAATAGTAAGTCACCAGCGGCTGCTATCCCGGTTTCAATTAGGATTTTAACATTATAACCATCACGTTTAGCTGTGTTCAGGATTGTTTGTTTTGTTTCACCTGCAAATTGACCATAAACTATATCAGTACACCCGATACGATCTTGATTGGTTAGGACGATTAATGAACCGGCGGTGTAATCTGATTTGATTGATTCGCTTGATTGTATATCCCAGACCCTTACACTATCAATTATCTCTTCATCGGGCCGGAGTTCATCTATATGCTCTAACCTGTCTATATCAAAGAAATCAGATGTTTCATCTAATGGTTTCTGTTGATAAATAGCACTGAATAACCGTTCACCTATCTTATCTTTTCTCTTCTCTAATTCTTCTATACTGTACTGTTCAGGCCATAGGGGAGTTCCATCTTCTTTGATGGAGGGGAACTCAATAAAAATAAAGTCATCTGAAAGGTTCTCTTTAAAGTACCCTATCAAGTCCTGTGAATGCCAACGGGTGTGTAAAATTAAAAATTTAGTCTTTGGTTCAATCCTCTGATCTACTACTGTTAAATACCAGTCAATCTTTTTCTGGAGGGCTGTTGGTGTGAACTCTTCCTCTTCACCTTTATACGGGTCGTCAATAATCAAATAATCAGCATCAAAACCAGTTATTCCACCCTTAGCCCCTGTTAGTCTTATTGAGCCGTTGTATAGTTTTTTGTTCTTATCACAGAACATTAACCAGGTGCTGGATTGTTTTTCATCTGCAAGGTAAACATTAAAATAAGGACCCCACTGTTTAACAAACTCCCTAAGCTCTAATCCAAACTTCTCTGCAAGTGTGCCAGTATTTGAGATTATAAGGATGTTAAGGTTAGGGTCTTGGAAGATAAGCCATAAAGGGAAAGCTATTGTTATGGCTGATGATTTGGAGTGTCTGGGGGGCATTGATACGCATAAATGTTTATCAAGTAGTCCGAGCTTTAATTTCATCAAGTAACGGGTCAGTTCCTTTATGTGTTTCGCTGGTTTTCTTTCACTTCCAAACTTCTCCTTCGCTACAAAGTATTGGTAAAAAAGATAAAGATCATTCAGGAACCGGGGATCCAATCCTTCCAATGAATAATCTTTTTTCATTCATCGGATCCCTCATACTCTTCCAATATCTGTTCTTGTGTGGAATTATTGAAGTCATTACCATTGATATTAATATTAACTGGATTTTCATTAGGATGCTGAACATCATACATTTTAACACCCATATCAAAAGCTATCTTAGCTTCCTGTATCGTACCTGGCTTCCAGTTTTCATCTTCAAAGAATTTATAACCCTTCAAAATCAAATCTTGTGATATAGTACCTACAAGTCTTTGAAACGCCTCAACACGAAAATAAGCCTGCTCATCTGGAGGTATAATCTCGGTAGTTGGACTATCTTTCTCACCACGAGTAACACCATTAATTAAAGCCTGTTTCCAGAGTGATTCCCAACTATTGCCATTATCATCCTTTTTCTGGCTCCATTTCATGATGGTTGATGGATCTGGGGCTTTTTCAAGTTTGAATTTTTCTTGAATTAAATTCGCTATTTCAGTCCATCCGTATTTGTGTTCACCGTAAATATTGGGGGTAAAAAATAGTTCTTTGGCGTGTTCTTTCATTTCCTTACTGTATACCATGAATAACGCCTCTTTTGTTTGTTATTTTATTTTCTGTATTTGCATTGGCATGTTGTTGGTGCTGTGCATCGTGGATTATATGGTATTTTGGTTCTTGGTTCTGTTGTTGTCTTGTTTAGTATCATTGGTGTTTCTTCTGTGTTTTCTGTGTTTGGAATTATGGGGGGTTGTTTTTCTGGTTGTTTGAAAAGGTTGGTGTATTCGTCTACTTGTGATTTAACGTTTTCCTGTACTTTTTTTTGTATTCTTTGTGTTTGTTCGTAGAGTAATTCATTAAACTCTTGGTTTTCTAGGTGTAATTTGTTCTTGATTAGTGCTTTGTTAGTTTTACTTATCAGGTCGTTGACTAATTTTTGCAGTTTTTCGTGATCGAAGTATCCTTTTTCACGGTTGAATCTTATTAGTTGTATTGCTGCGTTTATATCGTTATAGTCTAATTTTATGATGCTTATTTCTGTGTATCCTAATTCTTTGCAGGCTTTCCATCTGTGTTCGCCGTCTATGATTTCATAGGCATCTTTTTTTGTGGGGTGTTCTCGGCATAGTATTGAACCGATTAGTCCGTTGTTTTGGATGTTTTCTTTGAGTGCCTCGAACATTTCATTAGGCATGTAGTTTGGATTATAAGGTACTGGGTAAACTTTATCGATCTGGACTAATTGGGATGTATCGATTATGTTATTTTCTGTCAACTTTACCCCTCTATGATTTTCTGTAATTTTTTAATCATTTTATAAACTTCTTCATCGTCTTTTGCTTTTGTTATGGTGTAATTACCGTTTGGATGGATTATAAGTCCTAATTCTCCATCTTTTATTAGTAGAAATAGATTTGATGGGTGTAATTTTACTTTATCAAAATAATTTTCCCATTGAAAATTAAAAGCGTTGTCAATTCCTAAATTACCTTGTGCTGTTCTATATGAAGGGTTCGCAAGGCAGTCGTATATTCCTATTGAAATTTGGGCCAACTCTAAACACCTTACCTTTCTTTTCTCTTTTAATCAGTTCTTTCTGGGTCATTTCTTTGAGATATTTTTCTGTGTGTGGATTTTTTTGAAATTGTTTTGTTGTCTTAAAAAAGCCGTCTTTTGTTTCTATAAACTGTTTATCTTCCTGTAACATCTGTTTTAGTTTAGGCCATCTTCGGGGGTTTAGTTCTGCAAATGTTTTCAGAGATCCGAAATTACATCCCAGAGTACAGTAGAAACATCCTGTTCTTTTATATCCTTTCATGTAGAGTGTGTTCATTGGTAGGTTTTTTTCTATGTGGTAGTTCCAGATGTCTAGTTCTGTCCATTCTACTATTGGATTATAACGGTAGATGTCACGTATTTGTGTGTCTTCTCCTTCTTCTGGTAGGTTTTCTCTGCTTCTGCTTTCGTCCCTTCGTAGTCCTGTAAAACTTGCTTTTATTCCTAATTCATGGTATAAAAATTGCGCTGGATAAAGCTTTAAATAGTCACAGCAATGTCTGTTTGTTGGTGTTGGGAAACCATATTCTTTTTGCACGTCCCAGAATGTTACAAATGGTCTGTTTTCTATGAAATTAAGTTTCCATTCTTTTACTATTTTTTTTGCAAATTTTATTGTTTCTGGATGTTCGTTTAGTGTATTATTCCATGTTACTAGTATATCTGGATTTATTTCGAGTGCTAATTTGAGTACAACAATACTATCTTTTCCAAAACTGCACGCAACAGCTATATCATCGCCATATTTGTCTATGGCTTTTTCTATTCGGTCTTTGGCTGTTTTTTCTAGCGTAAATAGTCTTTCATCTATATTCATTTGAAGTATTCCAGGGCGTGTTTTAGGTCTGAATCGTTTACTGTTTTTCTTCCGGCCACGTTTGCCATTATAACTGCTTTTTCTGCAAGTGCTTCTGCATTCTGTTGTAGTAAATCCCTTAAAAATATCGCTGCGTTATCTGATACTCTTTCTGCACCAGCATCTTTTATTATTCTCTTTAAAGGTGCTACTGGTATTTCACTAACCATATAAAATCTCCTATTAAACTTTTTATCCAATTTAGGGTATATATCGGTGTTTATATTAAAATCAATATTAGTATGGATTTCTAAATGCTCTTTTCTCATGTCTTCTTTTTTACATAAACATAGGGTAAAGTTGGTTTGTTTACCCTATGGGGTTACATTAAAGATTATCTGGTAAAAAGTATTACAAAATATTATAAATAAGCGTTCTCCATACTCCGATTATGGGTTGATCGGTAAGAATATTTCAAAAAACAAGAGTAAAAGTATTACTAATTATAATAATCTACTGATAAAAGAGCTGATAAAAGCGATAACCCCACCGCAAACCACGGTTATAAAGCCGCCAATAAAGATGTTTTTTAGCTTATCCTTGCTTTTCTGTCCTTCCATGTACTGATTTAACAGATCAACCTTTTCATCGATCTTATTCACGGTAGTTTCTATGTTCTGTAACCGTCTATCGTTGTTGTTTAGTTTTTGTACTACGCCCGTATGGTTTAGGCATTGTTCCTTTGAGGGTGTCATATTTAATCAAATCCTTAAAAAAAATAAAATGTTTTGGATATGTTTAGCTTGATTCTTCTGCTATTTCACCGGGTGCTTGGTATCCTGATTTGAGGAAGTTTATTACCTCACTTATTACACCAAAGACAGCTACTGCTATCCCTGCGTATTCTGCCGGTACGTATCCAAGTATTACAGTGGAAAAGCTTAGTATTATCGACAATATAAATATTATTGTACTTGCTTCGTTTACATTCATTATCCATTCATCTCCTTATAGTTGTGTTTTTAGTTCATCTAAATTAAAACGTGAATTCAACCTTAACCCATTCCACAAAACAATATAACTGGGTTCTTTTCCATGTCCACAACAGGCACTTCTTATGCCTTCAATGTATCCTAAACAATGGTCATATCCTTCTACTGTGGGGTGGTGGTTGCATTTAATACATGGCCTTGATATTCTGGCATCTACCTGGGTGTCTGTGTATTTTTCAACATGGCCATAGTAATATGTGGGGTGTCCACGGGCTGTGCTGGTAACAGTCATTTACCCTCTTCTATTGTAAAGCAAATATTCATAATACCAAACCTTTCACTTATTTGGTAACTGGTTATTTCATAATATTTTACATTTCTTTTCCCGTGATGTTCCCAGGTTCCCTTTATCGGTCCTTCTGTGGTTTGTTTCATTTTTATTACCAGTCTAAAAGATTTAATACTTTCTTTATGTTTGTTCATAACAAGTGTTGGGTTAAAAAGCTAAATCTGGAAGCAACCCCCTGCCTTACTATTCCTCTTTTCCCTTATCAGTAGTGGAGTAAAAAAAGTGGATTTATGAGGTGTGTGAGGGACTGAAAAAACTCCAGTTGAATTTGGGAAAACGTATTAAAAAAAAGTAGGTTTTATATGGATAGTAATAGGGGGATTTATACTTCCAATTTTGTCATTAGATGACTGTTATAAATCTTTGAATAACATTTCTGAAAACCTTTCAGATTCTTTTTTATCCATTTTAATTCCAAGATTACCAGATAATTCCCTTATATCTGTTATTTTTTCTTTATGCGGGGTATCCCATTCTTTTCTCTTGAAATCTGGAGCATATAAACATGAATAAGTTGTTAAATCGTTTTTAGTATTTATACCTACAAAAAAGAACAAATCATCTCTCTCAAATGAAACATAATTTATATAAAATTGACCTGGGAAATCATCTTTATAATCAGATATACCTACCGAAACATCAATCCAATTAGAATATCTGCTTTTTGGTTTTATCCACCCGTGTATTTCAACATCAGGGTAGTTGAATCTGGCATAAAAATCCTCAAACTCCTCAGAGTCCATATCGAATAAATATTCAAACCATCTTTTGGCCAATATTGCGGCATAATTAATTATATCTCCTGAGAACATCATTTTAATCACTTTTTTTGGATGAAACCTTTTTTAAAGGTTTCGACTATTCCAAATCTTCTTAAACTTAGATTTCTTCCATAAATACCGCTGGTAACTGGTTTCCTGGTATATTTCATCACTAAAACCAGTACCACAATCCGGGCAACAGTGCCACTTCTCACCGCTTAAAACATCTTGTTTCATGGGGGTGTAGCAATCGGGGCATTTAAGTGGTATTTAAATCACCTTTTATAAACATTTAAATCCCTAATTGGTATTTATGCCAGGGATAATCAACACCATAATCATTACCAGATAAAACCAAACCGCATTTACCACAAAATATCTCACCTTTATCAAGATCATCTATAATATTGGTATGTCCGCACTCAGGACATTTAGTATAATCGATGGGTGGTATGGGGTCTTTCTTCTCTATTATATCATAAGCAACGTTCACGGGGTTTCCGTATATTTCGAGGTGCTGGTAAGCCGTGCATTCACGCTTAATTCCTTTTTTTGTAAGGCCTTCATCACACATAGGGCATATTCCCACTAAAACCTTTCGCAGCCATTCCTTATTATAAGAATATATTTTTCGGGGTTTTGGGGTATCTTGTATGGGTCCAACCTTTTCTACTGGATTGTTTATAGCCAACATCTTAAAAATAATCTAAGTCCTATTTTTTTTATTCTCTCTTACTTTATATATGGGACATCCGTGGGACACGGATTCTTATTACTCCTTTATTAATTTTAGGTGTGTTAAGACCGTTGAATAAATCTGTAATGTTAAATCATTTTCCTTACATATTTTGTAACGTTCTAAATGGTACGGTCTACAATCAGTATTATAATGACATTTCACATAAAAAACAATGGCTGTTATAATGGTTTCCCATCGACACCGAGTGCATAAATCTTGTAATCGTGGCTGTTTAACGATGATATACCTTATACGCTGTTTTAAGTGTTTAACGTTTAACTCCTCACCAACATAGTCGGCGTATCTCAAACGTTCATATAGGCGTTGATCTCTCTTTGTATATTGTCTTGCTTTATCACATTCTCCTTTTTGTGGTGTTTGATAAGTTTTCAGGAGAGTTTTTATATTTCGTGGTTTGTCTTTTGATAAATCAATCATAGATTCCCCTCCAGAGCTGATAATTTGAAAATAAATCCACCCAATATTTACGATTCCAGTTATTTATTCGTTCTTTAAAATCTTATCTAATCTTAATTTTCTTTCCTTATCTTCATTTTCTCTCCTTTCAACCCGTTCTAATCTTTCTTTATTCTCTATTTCAAGTATGGGTTTTAATCTTTCTATTTCGTCTTTGAAACCCCGTATAATATCTTCTATATTATTATATATCCTGTCTTGAAGTTCTCTCCCTAATATTGGAGCGACACCAGTAGATAGATCACTACGGTATGGGTTTCTCATGGACTTCTGTTTATAGAGGCCGTTTTTACTATCATGTTCTTTTTTATCGGTCCACATTATTACTTCATTTGAATGTGTATAACAGATAAATACCATCCCACTTATCTCTAAGCTTTGAATATCATAACCATAACTAATTTTCGCTAAATATTCATTAAGGTTAAAAAGCCATTCAACCATCTAATCACCTCCAAAGACTATTTTATATGCTTTCTTCATATCCTCATATCTATATTCCCTCATCATAGTTTCATGGCTAGAATGACCAACACCCGCCTTAATAAATGCGTTATGGGTTTTAACTTCTTTTCCAATCCTATTTAACTCATTTAAATACACTTGTTTAACTATCTCCCACGCTTCCTTTTTATCCACCAGTAATCACCCCCCAATCCATCATTTCACCTTTTTTTATTGGAGTATTTATTGGATTTGGCTTTTTAAGATTCTTTTTTAGAGCGTATTCCAATACGTCTTTCCTTTTAAACAAACCCATACAGTTTATACATCTCCAATTTTCTTCAAAACAGATATTTACAATGTTAACTCTTGTTCTACAATTAGGACATGCTATATCTAATGTTTGCCCATCCCATAATTCAGTCATGATCTCACTCTTGTGAAAAAAAATGAATAAAAAATAAATTATATAAATTATATAAATTATATAAATTATATAATAAA